GGTCAGCGCCTTGGCTGCTTCGGCGCCGTCGTTGGCGACGTTGGCGAGCTGGGCGTTGCCGAACAGCAGGGAGAACCCGCCCTTGATCACACCCAGGGTCCCCTGGTACTGCTTCCCGAGGTCGGCGGCCCTCTGCGCGGTGTTGGTCAGCTGGTCGACCCCGCCCTGCAGCTTCGCCGGGTCCAGCACGTCAGTGGAGGCGCCCATGCCCTCGAACGTGGTCTTGGCCTTGGCCGCAGCGTCGTCCATCATCGAGAACGCCCTGGCGGCCAGGAACAGTGCAGCACCAATACCCAGCGTGGCGACGGTCTGCACGGACAGCATCGACGCAGCCAGGGCCCGCAGAGCCACCGTGCCACCCTCAGCGGCCGTCATTAGGCCCACCAAGCCCATGATGACCGGGGTCAGGATCATCCGGTTGAACGCGATCTGCACCGCGGTCAGACTGGGGAGCAGGGACGCGGCGTACACGGCAGCCAGGAGCAGGACGATGTCCTTGTGATCGGCGACGAACCCTGTCGCCACAGCCAACGCTTGGGCGATCGCAGTCAGGCCTGCGACCACAGCCCCACCGGCCAGGGAGGCAAGGGCTCCCACAGCTGGTGCGGCGACCTGCGCGATGGTCTTGAGTATCCCGGCCACGTCCACGCCGATAGCCCACAACGCGGAGAACAGGGGGGTCAGTGTGCGGACCCCGGCCTGCAGGTCAGGGGCTGCTCCCTTGGCCAGGTCCATCATGGACTTCATCAGGGTGGTCAGCACAGGCAGCAGCTTGAGGCCGACCTCGATTGTACCGGCCTGGATCGCATTCACGACGAGCTGCCACTGCGCGGAGGTGGCCTTCATCTGCTCGGCCAACGCCTTCGCTGTGGCGCCCGCGCCCGCGTGCGCCGCAGACCAGCCGGCGATGACACCGGTGTACAGCTTGCCCTGGTCGGACGTCAGGGCAAGGGCGCCCTTGAGGCTCCGGATGTCGGTAAACATCTCGGACATGGTGGTGACGTTGCCGCCGGTGACCCTCTGTAGGTCTGCCATCACCCCGGACAGTCCCTTGCTCTTCAACGCGGCCGCGCCTGACTCATACCCCAGGGACTTGAACACCCCGGTCAGGGCGATGCCTGGGGTGATGATCTGGGCCATCAGCTGGTTCAGGGCGGTGAAGGACTCGGCGGGTTTGATCCCGGCCTTGGTCATGGTGGCGATGGCCTGACCGACGCCGTCGATGCTGACCCCGGCGGCCGAGGCGGTGCCGATGACGTCACCGAGTCCCTGGCCGAGCTGGTCAAAGGTCAGCACACCGAGGTTGACCGTCTGGAACAGGGTGTCGGACACGTCCTTCGCTGATGCAGCGGACAGGCCGTAAGCGTTCAACACCCCAGAGATGGCCTGGGCGGCCACTGCTGTGGTGGAGATCCCGGCGGAGGCGGCCTTGGCGGACGCGTCCAGGACCTGCAGGCCAGCCGCGCCCTGGAACCCGCTGGAGGCGATGTCATACAGGCCCGACGCCAACACGGTGGCTTCCTGCGGCAACGTCTTGGACAGGTCCAGCACGCTCTGGCTGAGCCCACCCAGGGCGCTCTCGCTCATCCCCGTGATGGAGTTGACGTTGCGCATCTGCGCCTCGAACTGCGCACTCAGCTGGATGCCGCCGGTGAACGCGGTGAGCAGCTGACGCCCCAGCATGAAGGCCGCGGCCGAGGCCAACCCGAGCCCGGCGGCGACCCGCAGACCCCCCACCGAGTAGTACTCGGACAGGCGCAGGGCGATCTTGGCGTGCCGATCGGCCTGGTCGGCGGCCTTCCCCGTCGCGATCCCCACAGCCTGCATGCCAGCAGCTGTGGTCTTCGACGACGTGCGAGTCCGCTGCGCGGTCTTCTCAGCGGTCGCCCCGAGCTTGGCGGTCGCAGCCTCAGTGGCCGCCATGGACTTGGTTGCGCCACGCTGCCCGGTCTCGACCTCTTTGGCGAACGAGCGGATCGACGCCTTGGCCTCAGCGAGGCGCTTGTCCAGGGACGCGTTGGATCCGGTGATCTTGACGCCGATGACGCGCACACCCATGTCAGGCCTCCTGCTCGGGGATGACGGCCTGAAGGTGGTGGTGGTAGCGGTGGGCCTGCTCGAGCGGGATGGTCGCCTCTACCTGGGCTTTGAGCTCGCACTGCACGCATGGGCGGGTCACGACGGTGAACGCACCGGTCACGCCCATCAGGTCGGCGGGGACACCGCACCCGGGGCAGCGGTCAGCGGCGCGCACCTCATGAGCCAGGGCGAGGTCCTGGTCCCGCTCCGACCACGACAAGAATGCCGAGTGGGGTATGCCGTGGTCGGCGCAGTACCCGACTTCAGCGGCCAACCTGGGGTCGCGGTTAAGGCGCCGGCGCGCCCATTCGATGCTGGTGATGTTCAGGGCCACGCACCGACCGAAGAGGTCCTCGGCGGCGTCGGTGGGCCACTCGTCCCACCATTCCGCTGCGGTGGCAACGTCGATGCGCCCCATCTGGTGGGGGTCCTCGTCTGCGTATGGCATGGACCAGGACGTAACCGACGCTGCGATCAAAGCAGGGGCGAACGTGTCCTCAAGCCACAGGTCCCGATCCTTGACCGGCGGGTGCGCCTCAATCAGCTCGTCGAACGAGGCGCGACCCATCGCGGCGAGACGGACCGTGACGGTCCCGTCGTCGCCGTGGTAGGTCGCCTCGTCCCTGCGCACTGGTTAGCCCCGGTGGCGCTTCGGGTCGGCCACCGGTGACTGGGCTTGGGCGAGCTGGGCGTGCACGACCAGGGCGTTGACCTCGACGTCGTTCCACGTCTCACCGTCGAAGATCGCCGCAATGTCCTCATCGGAAAGGACCGGGTCGATGCACGCGGCCTGGATCAGCGCAGGAGGGAAGGTGTCCAGGTTGTACGGCGCCTTGGCGCCCTCAGCCTGGGCGGAGAACACGTCGTGGTCCTCTTCGCGAGCTGGGTGCGCCGCGAGGAGGTTCCGGAACGGGGTGCGGCCCAGGGACCGGAACGTGAACCACATGGTGGCTGCGTCCAACGCGTCCAGCGCGTCGGTGGCGGCCTGCTCGAGCGGGGCCAGCTCGTCGGCGTCGGCGGCGTTGACGGTGGCGAACACGGACTGGTCGCTGACCTCTTCGGGGGTGGCGCAGGCGCGGGCCTCAGCGAGACGCCGGGGGCGGGAGGCGTCCAGGCGTTCACGGGCTGCGGCCAGGTCACGGGACGCCGCGTCAACGGCTTCGACGGTCGAGTCGTCCAGGTAGATGCCGATGGTGACGCGGCGGGGCAGTTTGCCGAGCCGGTCCTGTGGGGTCTTGGGTGCGGTCATGCTCGGGGCTCCTTGGTGTGGGCGGGAGAGGTTGTTACTTGCCGTACTTGGCACGCCAGGCTGGTGAGCCGAACTTCAGCGCTGCGGCCTTCTTGGGCTGGTTGGCCTTGAGTCGCATGTCTTTGGGTGTGCCCTTGCTGGGTTTTCCTTTGCCTGCCATGGCGTGCTCCTCGGTTGCTGCGGGCCGGTCAGGGACGGGCAGTGGTGGTGGTGCTTCCCGGCCCCACCCCAGGCGCATCAGGCCACAGGCGGCGTGTGCCCGCACGCGGTGCCTGCGGCGCTACCCGCCACCCCTGCTGACGTCCCGATGACCGACGGACGAGCGACTGCAGGGGCGCGGTAGACGCGCACTAAACGAGGTGGGGCCGGGAGTTGGGGGGTTACGCGACGACCGCGGCCTTCTCCTGCGCCCCGGAGATCGCCAGCTCGGCGACGTACCGGGCCGGCTCGGCATCCAGGGAGAACGACCGGTTCTTGGAACCGATACGCACCGGCCAGACCTCGACCTTGGCCGCGGCGGTGAACACGTTCGCCGTGGGGTTGATGACGATGAACCCGGTGGCCTGCTCCGCCAGTGCGGTGTAGATCGTCTTGCGGGCCAGGTCGTCACCGGTCGCGCCGGTGCCGTCATCCTCGATGAGGGTCAGCTTGGCGTCGCCGAACTGCTGCGGGCCGTCGATCTGGACCTCCTGCTTGTACTTCAGGAGGGGCTGGTTGATCCGGTTGAGCTGGGTCTCGAAGCCCTCCATGGCCGCGAGGGCGGGGCCGAGGTCGGTGCCGGCGGTGATCTCGGCTGCGGTGGGTGCGGCGATGGCCACGATGGTGGGGACGAAGCGGACGCCGGTGGTGCCGCGGCGGAAGAACATGCCCATGTCAGGCTCCGATCTTGGGATCGGTCACGGGTGCCTTGGGCGGGCTTGGGAACTTCGGTGCCTCGACGGCGGGCTCGACGACGGCGGGCTCGTCTATGACCAGGACCCAGCCCTTCTCGGACCAGACCTGCTCGAAAGCCTCGGGTGTGGTGACGGCACGCTCTTCGCCGTCCAGCTTTGGGTGCGTCATGACGACGGTGCTCATGCGGTGTACTCCCGTTGGGTGGGCCTGTCTCAGCCACGGCCCCGATGGGTGCGCCGTCGTCCGCGTGGTTCGGTGGTGCTGGGAGGGCGCGGTCCGCTCTCAAAACCTCACGCTAGAGCGCGAGTGTGGTCCGTGGTGTGTGACACGCCACGACAGTGGGATAGGTCAGGTGTGCTCGGGGGTGAAAGTCAGAGTGAACGACTGCCCGAGCTCGAACCGCTCAGCGACGGAGTCGAGCACCGTCATCCCGAGCGACAGAGCGGGGGTGTATTTCGACCATTCCTTGTTGCGGTCGTCGGCGTAGTCGGCACCGAAGTTGAGGATGGTCTGCCCGTCGGTGACCGGAGTCTTGCCGGTGACCTTGATCTTGGCTGTGGTGTTCATGTTTCTCAGTGCTCCTTCTAGGGGCGTTGGTAGGTGATCTCGAAGGTTTCGAACTGCTGCCACAGGCCGCCGACCAGGTCAGGGGCGCCGTCGTAGTTGGCCTCACGGGTCATGACCTTCGCCGTGGTCAGGGCCATGGCTGTGACGTACCCAGCCCGGGTGCGTGCGGCGACCTTGGCCCGGATGATGTCGAACAGTGCCCGGGTCTCAGTTTCTGTGCCGCACAGGGCCCGTATGCCCAGCTGTAGACGCAGGATGTCGTGGTATTCCGACACGGCCGCGGCGGCGACGGGGGTGGATCCGGGCAGCGCTGAGCACACCACGAACGGCAGGAGGGTCTCCGGTGGTGGCGTGTCCTGCCACATCGTCAACGGCTTACTACCCACCGTCGCGGGCAGGACCGAACCCAGCCACGTCTTCAGCTCGGCTACGACAACACTGGGCTGCCAGATCGGGTCAACCATTGGTGGCACTTCCTCTCACACGCGATAGGACGCCCTCGACCGCGTCGACGGCTGCGCCCTGGTATGCCGGTTCGATGGTGTCCGCGGCGGGTCCCCAGTGCGGGAACGCCGGCTGCTTGTAGACGCGCCCCAACGAGTCGACGCCGATGAACCCGTACTCCAGGCGGTTGCCCTGCAACGAGTTGGTGTACACGTCAGCGTCCACTGAGCGTTCACCATCGAGGGTGCCCGAGCTGAACGACAAGGAGATGGAACGCCGGTAGTCGCCGGTGGCCACGTTCGGGCCCGGCCCTGTGCCGTCAATGTGCGGGCGGCCGGGCTTGTGGTCGCCGGTGGACGCGTTGATCCTCACCTCGTTCTGCAGGTGCATGCCGTACTCGCGGATCGTGGACTCCATGGCCTGCCCGACCTGGTGGCCTACCTCTTCGAGGTCGATCAGGGTCCCGGTGAAGGACACCTCCACGGCCAGGTCGCTACTCATCGGGGCACTCGCCCATCCGGTCCCGGATCACGGAATCTTCAGCGAACCGCATCAGACCAAGGGCCTCGACCAATGGCAGGTCCTCGCCGCCTCCGTCAACGGCCTCGACGAAGATGATGCTTCTCTCGCCTATCAGGTCGTTGGTGATGGTGATGGTGGCGACGCGCAGCCTCTCGCTGTCCATCAGCGCTTCCCTGCGGGTCGGGTCCCGAGGAACGTCACCCGGGACTTGGGGATCCGGTTGCCGACCCTGACCTCTTGGATGCGCCCGCCGAACTCGGCCCGGACGAACGTCATGTCGTTGTCGTCGAGGCGCACCTGCCACAGGTCCCAATCGAGCCCCATCTTGCGAGCCCAGGGCATCGCACCGGACAGTGACCAGCCGACCAGCGGGTCCGTCGCCAGGCAGACCACCTGGTGGCCGTCATGGACTGAGGGGATGCTGCCGACCGTGGGCTTGGCGCCGGGGGTGAGCCCGTGCTTGATGATCTGCTTGCGGCGGTCGGACGGCGACCAGTGGAAGAGCGCCCGGTGCCTCATACCTGCCCGGTTTCGGGGTAGGCCACGACGGTCAGGTCACGGATCGCGCCCGCACTGCTATCGGGGATGGCCTTGACGACGAACTGGCGGGCCACAGTCAGCCTGGGGTCGCGGCAGGTCAGGACAGTCCAGACGTCGCCGATCAGGACGTTGGTGGTCGCGACAGGGAGCAGGAGACGCCAGTTCGTGTCCGAGCGCACCGTGCCGGGGTAGGGCTGCCCGTTCGCACCGCCGGCTTGGGGGACGAGTAGGGCCACGACGTCGGGGTAAGTAGTCGGCGCCTCGACCAAGACCGTCACTTCGAGGGTGTCGGGGTCCACGTCGATCTGGTCCTTGCCCCGCTGGCCCTTGACCGTGGTGCCGGATGTGGTCATGGCCTGCTCGGCCAGGGACTGTGCCCGGGCGAAGACCGACGCCAGGTCGAGGTTCACTCGCTCGGCTCCCCGGTCTCGACTGCTTGGGCCATCTCGATGAGGACCTCGAGCGCGACGTCGATCGGGTTGCGGTTGAACCCGCGCGTCAGTGCAGCCTTGGCGAGGTGGTCGGGGTTGACGGACTGCAGGAACTCCACCGCGTGGGCGCCCTGGACGATGTGCACCTCAGCGGGCCCGTCGAAGGTCACGCCACCCTGGAGCTCGATGTACACCTTGGTCGGGCGTCGCCGGTCGCCGGCCTGGATGGTGATACCACCGTAGGCAACGCGGTTGCTCAGGTCGTGGCCATCGACAGTGATGGTGCCTGCGCCGAGCTGGTCGATCTCGACATGGACGGGGTGTAGGACGGGGGCTGTGGGCTCATTCGTGGGGGCGGTCATGCCCGTCATCGTGCCAGTGTGGTGCGTGGTTTGCGACAAGGCACGCTCAGCCAGCACGCCGGGCCTGAAGGGCTGCCAGACGGGCCGCTGCGGGCCCACGGGCCACCGACGCGGCCGGCGCCATGGTCCCGTTGCCCTTGCGGTCGATGACCTTGCGGAAGCCCACGTCCGCGCCGCTGGCTGCGTCCTTGAGCTGCTGGGCGGTGAACTGCGGGCCCTTGGGTGTGGCACCGATCAACGACTTGACGTCCGGGCGAGGGATCGTCACGCGTCGACAATTAGGGTGGCTGATCGGGACCGAGCGTGCCTCGGCGATGGGCAGGATCAGACCGTTGGCCTGCCTCGTGTCGTCGTGGGAGAGCCACCCGCAGTTGGGTCCGTCCATGACCTCCATGAACTTCACCGCGTGGCCCTCGGCCTGGTTGAACCCGCCCACCTGGTAGGCCTCAGCGGTCTTGGTTCGCACCACCATGTCGGCGTAGGACCCTAGGCCGTGGCGTGAGCCGTCCTTGTAGACGATCGCAGCCACGGACTGGGCGCGGAGGGCCTTGGCGAGGTCCCGGCCTGCCTGGGTGGCTGGTGTGCCGGTGTAGAGGCGGTCGGAGACGTGCTCTCGGGTCAGGGTGCGGATCAGGTCCTTGGTGGTGGACCGCATGTGCGTGGTCGCCGCGAGGAGGTCGGCGTGGGTGTCGAACGCGAGTGCGGTGATCGCGCCCAGGTCAACCCCTGTGGTGGCCACGGCACCACCGACGGTCAGGGCGGTGGCGTGCGAGCCCAGCAGGTACGCGTCCCGCACCCCGGCTAGGACGTGCCGGGCGGCGATCTCATCGGCGGAGTCAGCAAGGGCCCCGATGTGCGCCTGGAGCTCCAGGAGGCGGCGGCGACGGGCCGCTGAACCCATCGCAGGCCAGTCGGCCTCCAGCTGGTCGACCTGGGCGGCGACCTTGGCCCATACAGCCTCGAGGTCGCGGCGCAGGATGACCGTCAGGGCTTCGATCGAGTTGGCGATCGCCGTTGCGGCGCCGGGGTTGTCAGCCACGGGCGGTGACCCGGTGCAGGTGCGTCGACGTCGCCGAGCCTCCGGTCACCTCAGCGGTCTCGTCCTGCTCGAGGCGAAGGATCTGCGCGTCGAGCGCGACCAGGTCCGTCTTCGAGCTCGACACAGACAGGACCCCGGACAGGGTGAACGAGGACGCTTCGGACCCGCCGGCACCAGATGCGCGGCGGCGCTTCAACACGCGCAACGCGACCAGACGCCACCGGTCAGCCAACGCGGCCGCGTACAGGCCCAGTGTGGCGTCCGTGGGTGGGGTGCCGTCGCCGATCTCGTCACGGATCAGGTCAAGGTCGGTCGTCGTGAGCGCCATTATTCGTGTCCTCCGGTGCGAGCGGAACAAGCCAATATATGGGAGCGGCCTCGCACCCACGACTCGTGGTCAGTGGTGTGCGAGGCCGCGTCAAGGTGTGGCCTGCGCTCAGGCCTTGGCCTTGGGCTCCTCGGGGGCGAGCAGATGCGCACCCACCTCGGAACCCTTCGGAACCTCATCGCCAGCGAAGAGGACGACCGGACCGTCCGGCCCACCCGTGTGCAGGTAGACCGAACCGTCCAGGTCGTCGCGGATCCGAGCCACGATCAGGCGACCGTGGCCGAGAGCAGGCCGTTGATGTCGGCGGCGACCGGCATGAACGTCGCGTTCGTCTTCGTCCAGCCCGTGACCGGGTCTGGGCTCTTCCACGCACTGGCGACAAGGCCCGGTGCGTCGTGGAGCGTGAAGTCCACAGCCGCCGTGGTGGCGAAGTCCAGGCCCTCAGCGGTCAGGCCCCACTGGGACTCGCCCACGGAGTCGGTGACCAGGATGAACTTGTTCACCGGGATGACCCGGACGTTGGCCCCGTTGACGTACAGCTGGTGGTCGTACTCGTTCAGCGGCGGCAGGCCGTTGTCGGAGCGGACCTGTGCCAGCTGGGCCCGGTTCAGGTTCGGCTGGCTGGCAGCGCCACCACCCCAGTACGCGGCGCGGTACTCCGCGTTGCGCAGCAGCCATCCCACGATCGTCGAGGAGCAGATCGCCGCGACCGGGGCCTTACCCGAGTCGACCTTGATGACCTGCACCCAGGCCTGCTCGTCGGAGAGCGGGACCGCGGTCGCGACAACGCTCCACAGGATCGCGGCGGTCGG